AATGAAATTTTTGCTTGTGAGTATCCATTACATTTCAGTTTGCTAACTGTTGAGTCACATAAAGGTGAAGCAATTCCTCTAATAATCAACTGCCCTTCTTCTGGACTTTCATACTGAATTACATCTTGAGCTGAATTGAAATTACTTGCTACCCACTTTTTAGACTTATTGAATAGCTGGCTTTTATCACCATTCAAGTTCTCAATAATTTTAACATGCTCATTTGTGTAAATAGTTCTTGCTTGAACATGTGGGCTTAATAAAAAACTACTTAAAAAAGCAGTAAATAGAAGTTTTTTCATAAACACACCGTTTTTTAAATTTTAATCAATTTAACAAAACGGTGCATAAATGTCACATAACCCATATTAATACAGGTTAATCACTGGCCACTTTTTCTAGGTAATCAATCAAAGAAAGTGAGTTGTCTTCTGGTGGTTGCTCATGAGGCATATAAATATAAGGATCCACTTTAGTTCCCTCTCTCACTTTAAAGCCCGTGTAAAGAGCCATCCAGCTACCAAAGCTTTGCTCTAAACGGCGACCAAAGAAAAGAGAGCCATACTTTTGACGGTAGGCTCTCCAATACATCAACTCTCTATGTGAAAGTTTCTGTTCAGCTTCTTCTAAGGTGTTTCCGCCGATTCCGTTGAGGACGAGCTCAATGAGGAGTTCTCTGTCGTCAAGTTCTTCGTCCGTGACTTTCCCAAAAAATTATTAATTTCATCAGATGCCGCAAACAAAGCATTGACTAAACTAGGTTCAGCCTTGTAAATGTCATTCACATTTGAGAAAAATGGCGTTCCTTTTTGGTCGGAACAAATTGAGCCAAGTAATTGGGCTGCTTGCATTTGGGTGGAGTCAATAGTCTTAACTTTTGAAGCCTCTAAATCTTCATAATTGACATCCCATTCGATTGCTTTTGAGACTTCGCGGCTTTCTTTGAAGTTCAATTTTTTTACAAAAACATCAGCTTCAAGCTCTTCAATTTGTCCAAGCTCCAGATCTGGATTACCAGTAAGCTCTTTAAGTGACTTGATATTACATTCAGTCACTTCAACCAGCCACTTAACTGTTTTTAAAATTGGAGCATTTAAAGTAGTAAAGCTTTTCTTCAGTGCTGTAGTTGAAATCTTAGCCATTATGGAGTCACCGTGCGTTTAGTACGAGTTACCTTAGAAGTACGAACTAAGGAGTATGAATACCCAAGTGCTGCATCAACTTCGATATCATTTGGTGCTGCATCATTTAAATAACCTTTAAATGACCACCACATGCGATCCTCTGGCAGATCGATACCTGTAGTTGCATCGTAAGTTGGAGGTGTTTTTGAGTGGCCAGAACCAACATACCAATCAAGCTTTTCGCCTGCTTCTGCAATATCCGCAAGTTTGTCATGACTTGTATTTGTGTCGTCATAATCAATATCAATTGAACCTTCACCCGGATCACGCATACCACGCATGTATTCTTTGGTTTCAGCATCTAGGCAAGTCACATCAATTTTCCCAAATGAGTCTTGTCCAAAGCTGATCTTTTTTGTGCAGACAAAGCGAACAACTTGCCCATCGATTACAGTAAATAACTGTGTACCTTGAGTTTTAACATTAGCCATTAAGAGCGCTCCTTTTAGGCATAAAAAAAGCACCCGATAAGGGTGCTAAGTGGAAAAGTGTTTTTGTGTTTTTTAGCGGTTTACTATCCAGCTAACGTCAAAAGAATAATGAGGCATTCCAGTTACTTGATCAGTATCTGCTTCGCCATAGCGAACCACATAACAATCAAGTTCAATTGCATAGCGAATTGCTTCTGCAACTTGTTCAACTACATCTTCATCTGTTGCGTAGACATCAATTTGAATAATTACATTGTCCGAAACGGGTCGACCATCAAGACTACTATTTGAATCACCAGCAATCGTTTGCCATGTCACATATGGCGCTTCTGGTTGTTCTGGAGCCTGTCCAAATTTCCAAACGCGTAAGATATTATTGCTTTCAAGTAATGCCCTTACATTTGGATCTGCTCTTGCTAATTTGAAAATTGGAATATCAATCATTAAGCTGCACCTAAAACCGCACTAAGTTCAAAATTAAAAACCTGAACAAATCTTTCAGTAACCTGTTCAATACTTTCATATAAAGCAGGCCGCAAAAATGGCGTTGCAGGCTGACGGCTTGTACCAAGTTCAAGGAATCGCCAGTAATAAACACGACCATCAGCTTGATAAGTTTTTCCAACGCGGCCAGATCTGCGGTTGTGTGCGTTATTTGTATAAGGCACTTGAGCACCACCACGCACACCGACACGCATTACCAAAGAGTTTTTATTTCTACTTCGGCCATTTTGAACGACAATTTCTTTCCAGATTTTTTCTGGAGTTGTTGGATCATCAAGACGTTTAACTTTTTGTCGAGCTTTGTCTCTTACAATATTCATTGCTTGGCGCATGCCCTTACGAGCAATTCGTTTTACAGTCTTTTCATTACCGATGGCCTGCATTTTTCGCAAAGCAGGCTCTAAACCATGAATTTGTGTTGTCATAAATCACCCATTCCATGCTTTATCACCTGTAGCAAGGTTTAATGTCAGATATTCACGGCGTGAGTCTGGATCACGCATTGGGTTACCATCAATCTTGTAGTAGTAACCATCAAAAAGAACCCGCATCGTGCTATCAATCTGCTTTGTATTACTGCTAAATCGAACTTTTGCACGTGCTTGGATAGTGCTGTTTGCTGCTTTGGCCGCAATAACATCACGGGTTGATAGGTCAGTAACTTCTGCCCAAATGGTGGAAAAATTAGACCATGAGGTAATTAATTTACCTGTGTTTTGATCTTGGGTTTGAGTGGCTTTTTGGATTGTGATGCGGTGACGCAATTTAGGGGTAATATCTGACATTCTATACCCCCATATTGCGAATAGATTGCAAGGTATCCCAATAAGCTTGCGGTTTACCTTCAAGGCTTCGGCTATATTTATATACAATAAATATTAACCGGGCATTATCTAATTTTTTACAGTCCACAATGTCTGTTTCAGAGGTTCGCTCTGATTCATCCGAAATAATTTTTCGGTCAATATCAGTTGCTATTTCTTCATCTGCTTGATTGATCCATTCAATAAAGAGTTCATCTTCATCATTATGATCTACTCGACATTGCAGTTTTGCACGGTCGAGAGTGATCATTTTGGATTATTCCGTCTTCCTGTGGGTTTCTGCTCTTCAACTTTAGTTTCGTATTCTCGTAATACTTTATTTTCAACTAAATGACGAACAGTATTTGGATCAGCAGTCCGAATATCACCCTCTTTGTAATCTTTATCGCCAAAGTGTGAGCGTAAAACTTGATATTCTTTCATTCTGGCCTCTTTAAAGGGAATGGTTGATTTGACCACTCCCTTAAATAATTAAGGGGTATATGAGCCAAATACAAGCGATTTAGGCTTATATACAGCCAATGCACCACGTGTTTCGGCTAGCAAGGTACGTTTGTTTGAAGTGAAATCATCACCTTGCATACCAATTTGCACAGCAGCACCCCAACGCTCAAAGTATTGAGCTGAAGTATTAAATGCGCCAGTTAGAAATTTACCTGCATCGATTGCAGCAGTTTGAACCACTGGCAAGCCCCACAATGTCGGAACTGCTTGTGATTGTGGATTGCCGATAATGTAGTTGCCGTTTGTATCTTTTTGGGTTTCCATGAGCGCCCAGTCAATTGGGTTCAATACATGGCCGTTAGCAAAGTCATCAGCTAAAACAACTTGAAGCATTGCAAAGCGCAACACATCAAACATATTTGGAGTAGCTGGAGCGCCAGCAGGTGGAGCATAAGCGGTTGCTTGAGGGATTAAACCAAGCATATTGCCGTTGGTTCCATCACCAGTAAGGATTTGCTTTTCAAGCTTAATGTCTAAGCCATGACGCAAGATGTTATCAATGAAAGACTGCAAGGCTGGTGCGTCACTTAACATTTGAGTGGTTGTTTTTAACCAGTGAGCAATTACAACTGCTTTGGCGTCTTTATCTTCAAATGTAATGCCAGATTCTGGCTTGTTTGCACCCTCTGCAACTACTGCTGCATTATTGGTGAAATCTTTCATTTGAACATATTCAATGAGATTACCGCTCATGCTGCCGCCGGCTAGAATATCTCGGATTGTAAGACGCATTTGATTTGGCAATTGCAAACCAAGATTGGTTGTTGGAATGATTTTCCCAACTTCTGTTGTACCAATTGTATTTTTTAACTCTACACGCTGAATACCACGATACTCACCTTCAGCAGCATTTTTGTATTCAGTAGTTTCAATAAACTCACCACCCATGGTTTGCTTTTTGGTTTCAACATCACCATTGCCACGGCGAGCAGCCTTCTGTTCAAGCTCAGTCACTTTATTTTTCATTTCAGTGAGAGTCGTCAAAGCTTCATCGGCCTTTTCTTTGGCACTTTGGGAGACTTGTTCGCTTTTCTCTTGTTTGCCTTTGAACTCTTCGGCGATTTCTTTAACCGTATCAACGTGTTTTTGGAACTCTTGAGCGAGTTGTTCTAAAGTTTTTTCAGTCATTACTGATTCCTCGTAAAATACCTAAAGCATTTGAAATTGATTTCGCTTTTTCGTTTTCACCCTCTGACTCGCTCAAAAGATGACGCAAGCCCTTACTAGCGATGACAGTAGCTTGCGTTTTTGAAAATCCTGACTCTCTCAGGAATTTTTCAAATTCTGGTAGGGATGGCAGTTCGCCATCTTGCAATTTGGATTTGACAGAACTGATCAATGAATTTGGATTAGATGGGAAGGCAACAATTGAACCCTCTACAAGTTCTAGCTCTAAAAGCTCACGAATCATTGTTTGTGGATCATGGGTTGCTTGAATGGTGATATAACCAATCGACATACCATCAATTGCTTTCACCTTCATCAATGCATATGTAGATTTGGCTCTGACAATATCTAAAATTAATAAACGACCTTCGACATAAAGCCCTTTTTCATCCTCTCGCATGAGGGTAAAAACCCCAATGGGCTCATCTGGATCATGGTTCCAAAAAATTGCTGGATACTTTCCTTTTGCTTTCCACTCATCAATTGTCTTGAGAAAAGCCCCTTTTCTGATCACATCTCCGTGTGAATCAATGTTGTCAAAAACTGCAAGATAGCCCGAAAAAAAACCGTCCTCTTGGACGGTCTGTTCTTGCATCTTGAAATAGACTTTATTCATATTCACGTTTTATTCCCCTGATCTTTTAACCCGACCATTTGCATTTGAACCATGAGCTCATCACCACCCGGTAAAGGTGCCAAATCCTCCAAATCACGCACCTCATTGCGGGTCATAACACCGTTTTGAATCATGTTTGTGTAGAACCCTGAGCGTGTAGCACTGTCCGCTCGCAATAAGCCCTCAACGGCAAATTTCGGTCTGAATTTGTATTTTTCACTTGGTAAAAATAACTTTTTAGTTATCGTTTGCTCATAACGGACTAATTGAGGATTAAGTGAATATGTCAAAAAACCCCTGTTTGTTTGTTCAAGGCTTGAGGCCCAAGAACTTGCTTTGTTTGTGTGCCCAATTAACTGAGGTGGAACGCCAAAAGCACGGCATATTTCCTCAATGCCGAAATATCGAGATTCTAATAATTGGGCATCAACTGGATTAATGCGGATACTGTTTGAACCTGAAAGCTTCATACCAGCCTCAAGCACCATGTATTTGCCTGCATTTTCTGGCTTACTGAATTCGCTTAAATGATTTCTTAATCTTTCGCGCTGTTCTTTAGTTAGTGTTGATTCACCAGTTTCTAAAAAACCACCAACTTTTAAGCCGTTTTTGAACCAGTCTTGAGCTTGATTGTTTGCATCAAATTGCATCCCAATGGTTTGCGCAAAAAATTGAATAGCCGATAAACCTACAAGCCCATCCAGTGTAAATCCCTTGAAATGCAAGATTTGATCTTCTGAATAAATCGTTTCAACACCATTTTCGGTGTAATGAAAGTCAATACCACCATCTTTATTGCGTTTTACAATCATACCACTCGGAAATAATGGCTCTAAAGCAATAACTTTATCGCTTGAATCCTTAGTAATGAGGTTGAATGCATTACCCCATAGATCTACACAAGCAACTTGAACTTGCCAAAATTCACTAGCACACATATCGGCATTGGGTGAATCGTGCAAAATACGGTAAAGGTAATGATCAGTAACAAGCTTTTTATTGTTGTCATAGAGCTGCAAAGGAAGAGTAGAGATAGTTTCAGCTCTTAATTTTACACATGCCCAAACTGCTGAAAGTTTCAAAGCTGTTTCTGGTGTGACCACAGATCCACCGGGTGAATAAATAACTATCAAACGGATAGGATGAGTCGCCC